AGTTGTATATTATGTACTATATGTCTAATATACACTTAGGCAAATTAAAACAAACATAGGCACACAAGGAGGCTTACATTATGGCTACATTGGCTGAAATAAGGGCGAAGTTAAAATCTCAAGAAGTGAATCGCTCCACTTCATCAACAGGCGGAGACAACGCCATCTACCCACACTGGAATATATCAGAAGGCTCAGAAGCAGTTGTTAGATTCTTACCAGATAAGGATACAACAAATACTTTCTTTTGGACTGAAAGAAATATGATCAAACTACCTTTTGCAGGTATCAAAGGTCAAACTGATTCTAGACCAGTACAGGTACAAGTTCCATGTATGGAGATGTATGGCAAGACTTGCCCAGTACTAACAGAAGTTAGACCATGGTTCAAAGACAAGAGCATGGAAGACATGGGCAGAAAATATTGGAAAAAGAAAAGTTATATTTTCCAAGGTTTTGTTACAACAAATCCATTAGCAGAGGACTCAACACCAGAGAATCCAGTTAGAAGATTTATAATTGGCCCTCAGATCTTTAACATTATTAGATCAGCATTACTAGATCCAGAGATGGAAGAAATGCCAACTGATTATGTAAAAGGTGTTGATTTTAGAATTACTAAAACAACAAAAGGTGGTTATGCTGACTACTCAACATCAAAATGGTCAAGAAGAGAAAGAGCACTCGAAGAAACAGAAAGAAGTGCTATTGACAAGTTTGGTTTACATAACTTATCAGACTTTAGACCAAAAGAGCCATCGGAAGCAGAAGTAAAAATAATTAAAGAATTATTTGAGAAATCTGTTGAAGGTGAAGCTTATGATCTTGAGAAGTATGGACAATACTTCAGACCAGCAGGAATGGCTTACCAGGCTAAACCTCAGGTCGTTGTACCAACAGCTTCAGCACCAGCAACTGAAACTGCCCCAGTGGCGGCACCAGTTACTGAATCTGCACCAGCACCTCAACCAGCGGCGGCTACGGCTCCAGCAGGTGACAGTGCCAAGAGAGCAGAAGACATCTTGAAGTTAATTAGATCAAGACAAGCAAAATAATCTGACATTTACCAAGGCCCTAATATATTGACGTTAGGGCCTTGATATGCTAATATAGTTTAGAAGGAAAAATTATGACAAAAGTATTTGACGCAACAAAGTTTAGAAAAAGTATTACCAAATCAATCCAAGGATTGGGTATAGGATTTAGTGATCCAACCGATTGGATATCAACAGGAAACTATGCATTAAATTATCTAATGACTAGTGACTTCAACAAAGGAATTCCGTTAGGCAAAGTAACTGTACTTGCAGGTGAGTCAGGTGCAGGCAAAAGTTACATAGCATCGGGCAATATCATTAAGAATGCTCAGGACCAAGGTATATTTGTTATACTGATTGACACAGAAAACGCATTAGATGAACAATGGCTACAAGCATTGAAAGTAGACACATCGGAGGACAAACTTCTAAAATTAAGTATGTCCATGGTTGATGACGTTGCAAAAACCGTTTCGGAGTTTATGAAAGGTTACAAAGAACAACACGCAGACAACAAAGAAGGTGCACCTAAAGTACTATTTGTTATAGACAGTTTGGGTATGATGCTTACACCAACAGATGTTAATCAGTTTGAAGCAGGTGACATGAAAGGTGACTTGGGTAGAAAACCTAAGGCCTTGACAGCACTTGTAAGAAACTGTGTCAATATGTTTGGTAGTTGGAACGTAGGACTTATTGCAACCAACCATACGTATGCATCACAAGATATGTTTGATCCAGATGACAAGATATCAGGTGGACAAGGATTTATCTATGCAAGTTCAATTGTGGTAGCAATGAAGAAATTAAAACTTAAAGAAGACGAAAAAGGTAACAAAGTAACTGATGTAAGAGGTATCAGGGCCGCTTGTAAAGTTATGAAAACAAGATATGCCAAACCATTCGAAGGCGTACAAGTTAAGATTCCTTACGATACTGGTATGGATCCTTACAGTGGATTAGTTGACTTATTTGAGAAAAAAGGTTTACTAGTGCAACAAGGTAATAGGCTAAAATACATCGACTCTAAAGGAAAAGAACATATAGAATTTAGAAAAGCATGGGTAGGTGATAAATTAGATATGATAATGGCGGAATTTAAAGATGAAGCGCCTACTGAAACAACCGAGGAACCCGAAGAGTAATGATAGATTTTACACACGAAGACATTGAAAGATTGTGGAACTCCATTATACATTACGTCCCTGAAAGACAAAAACTAGACATGGCTATTGATTTTATTAAAAGTTTGGAAGACATTGGTGTAGAAATTGACGAAATAAAAGCGTCCGCTGAATATGATCCAAAGCTAGAAGAAGCAATAGCAACTGTGTTCGAAGAAGACGAGGACGAAGAATATAATGAGGACGAATGATAAACTGGTATAACGAAGTAAGCAGAAATTTAGATAAGATACCAGATTGTGTTTTATATTTTGATAAAGAAATACAAGAAGCAAAAAAACAGTGTAAAATTTATGGTAGTTTAGAAAGAGCGGCCGCGGCTTTGCCCGGTATCGTTGAAGAACGTTTTGCACAACTACAACAAATAGAAGCAATACTTGAATATCTAAACATAGAATTGAGAAGATTAAGATCAAAAACTTTTAGGAAGTTTTTAGAAAACTACAATAGAGCATTATCAAGCAGAGATGCAGAGAAGTATGTTGACGGAGAGGACGATGTTGTTGACATGACAAAAATCATTAATGACTTTGCATTATTAAGAAATCAATGGTTAGGCATCACCAAAGGACTCGATCAGAAGCAATGGCAAATTACAAACATTGTTAAACTGAGGGTAGCAGGTATGGAAGATGCAGATATCAAATAGAATTATTCTTACAGACGTAGACGGTGTATTATTAGAGTGGGAAAACCATTTTACTAATTGGATGTTACAACGTTCTTACTTCGACGATAGAGGAAAAAAAGTTTATCCTTACACCTTACTGGATAACAAAGAAAATACATATGAAATGGCAGAAAGATTTGGCCTGACAATTCCACAAATAAGAAAAGAAATAAGAGAATTTAACAAAAGTGCGTGGATGGCAAATCAAGCACCGATGCCTGGTTCTCAAACTTGGGTAAAGTTGTTACACGCAGAAGGGTGGACATTTGTACCCATAACATCACAGACATCTGATATTCCAGCACAAGAAGTACGTAAAACAAGATTAGAAGAATTGTTCGGGGATTTATTTTACAATTACCATATATTAGATACAGGAGCAGACAAAGACGACGTATTAGCCGAATTTCACAATACCGGACTGTATTGGGTAGAGGACAAGCCAAAGAACGCACTAGCCGGGCTCAATTACGGTTTAAAGCCTATATTAATAGACCATCCTTACAACCGTGACTTTAAGCACCCCGATATTATCCGTGTAAATAATTGGCAACAAATACACAAGATTTTAGTAAAATGAAAATATACGTAGGTTGGGATTCACGAGAAGATATAGCATATCAAGTATGCGAACACTCTATTAAACGTAGAGATCAAAATGCAGAAGTAATTCCTCTCAAACAAAATGACCTAAGAGCTCAAGGAATCTATACCCGTGAAAAAGATAAACTTGCATCTACAGAATTTACTTTCACTAGATTTTTTGTGCCTTATCTAAACGACTTTAAGGGTTGGGCAGTATTTTGCGATTGTGATTTTGTATGGAAAATTCCTAGTAACGAACTTGAAAAATATTGTGATCCAACTAAAGCTGTTGTTTGTGTACAACACGATTACAAACCAAAAGAAACAACAAAAATGGATGGACAAGTACAGTCAGTATATCCTAGAAAAAATTGGAGTAGCATGGTGTTATGGAACTGCGAACATCCTAAAAATAAAATGTTGACACCAGATTTTTTAAATCAACAATCACCAAAATTTCTTCATAGATTCACTTGGCTAGAAGATTCTGAAGTTGGTGCACTACCTCACAACTACAACTGGTTAGTTGGCTGGTATAAAGAACCCGAGGATGGAAAGCCTAAAAT